AGCGGAAGCCCCTAAACCATTAAGTTGAGTAGAGTTTGTGGCTGTTGCAGCATTTCCTGATGTGTTTTGAGTACCAGCAGTATTAACTCTGGGAAGATTTATATTTGCAGATCCGTTAAAACTTACACCCCCAATAGTTCTTGCTGTCTGTAAAACAGTTGCTGAACCAGAATTACCTGTAATGCTTCCTGTTATTGTTCCAGTTACTTCTAAAGCACCATTAACTTTAGCTGCTGTTTTTATATCAAATAAAGAACTACTAGATATAAGGTAAGTTGATGATCCAGCCCTGTTTCTTAAATTATGTACATCTGCATCTATAAATGAATCATTAGCATCTGTACCAAAACGTGCATAGCCGTCATTATTTTCAACTCTTATAAAAACACCACCAGTAACGGCTTGTTTTATATGTAGCCTGTCATTAGGAGTAAAGTATGTGCCAATAGATATGTCACCTCCATCATGTATTGTCATTCTTACTGCATTGGTTGTAAGAAACTTCATATCTGCTGCTTCATTAGCTTCAATTATGAAATTGCCAGTACCCCTATGAATTAATGATGAACTACTATTAGCACCATTATTACCTCTAATAATCCTAAAACCATAATCTGTATAAGTAGCATCACCAACTAAATCAATAAAGGCATTTCTGTTACCTGACCCGCCTGTTCCAACTTCTAAATAACTATCAGCAGAACCATTTTGAATCCTAAATGTACCATTTATGTCAAGTGTATAAGCTGGATCAACTGTGCCTATCCCAACCTCGCCTGTAGATTCAATAGTTAATCTATCATCACTATCAGTTGTCAATCTTATCTCATTAGTTGCTGGTCTATACAATCCGTTTGCTGGTTTTGTAGTACCTGTTACGTTAAAATTATTTGCCTGTACTTGACCTGTAGCAGATAAATTACCAGTAATTGATGCTCCACCTGTAGCAGTTAAAGCTCCTGTTTCTAAATTTACAAATTTATGTGTTCCACTTGCACCCTCTAATCTTTCAAAACCATTATTAGCAGCATTACGTCTTTCAAAATAACCATTAGAAGCGTTCCATCTAACTGCCCTTACTGGATAAGTACCTGTAAATGTTGATCCACTAGAAAACAAAGATGATATATCGTCATCTCTACCTTTTAATTCAGTAATAAAATTTGTATATGTGCTTGTTAAAGCTGGTTTCGTAAAGTCGGCCATTTAAACTCCTCTTACAGTAAAGTTAACAGTTCCAGCAACACCTGTGCCACTATCGTTAAACAAGAATACTTTAAATCCATTTTGTGGATTTGCACTATCTACAAAATCATAGATAGCATATTTAGCACTTGTACTTGATGGTGTACCTTGTATTGTTAATTGAATTGAATCAACATCAATAAAATTCTCTGAGAATGTAATTTGCTTGCCAGAACCTTGTGATTCTGAAGCAGTTACATCTACTCTACCTTGATCTGTTTTACGTTTTAAAAATGTTTTAACACGAATACTATTTACTTTAATTAAATCGTCATTATCTGCACCAGCAAATGAATATTGTATTTTTATATATCTAAAGTTTTGACCAAGAACATTAGCATTACCAGAGCCTTTAGATGTAAAAGTTGAATTATCTGGTGATGTATATATATGTGGAGTAATAGTTAAACCTGATCCAACTGTCTCAGCAGACACTAATCCAATACTTGCTTCAATTCTAGTGGACTCAATTGTAGCTCCTGTATCTATAACTTCTTCGTAGCTACCTGAGTTTTCACTAGGTAAAGCATAAATAGTGGAGCCACCATAAACACCAAAAGTCCTAGACGTATCATTGTTATTTGGGTCAAAATGTTGTTTCCATGTTCTACTTGCATTAATACAAAAGAATAGTCCACCAGCATCAGTAAATCCATTTACGATTGTACCGTTAAATGTACTTGCAAAATCTTGTGTTAACACGAAATCAGGTGGTTGATTTACTTCTGATACAACTGATGCCTGAGTTCCTTCGTTACCAGCAGTATTAACAGGTTTTAAAATATACTCAAATTGTCCTCCTACCTGTTCAAATACTGTTGTAAAAGTTCCTAATTTTTGACCAACTAAAGTGCTTAAGTTGTTTCTATATACGTTGTAATGTTTTATCGGTAATTGATCTACACCAACTGAACTTTCCGTCCATCTTAATAAGACATTATTATCAATAACTTCATCACTTAAATTTGTTACAGCAGACGGCACAGCAACAGTAAAATTAACACTAGCTAAAGTGCCATCATTACCATTTATATCAACTGCTCTTACAAAATATTTTTGCGTTGCTTCTGTCCAAGTAACTTCTTCGGTTATAGATGTTCCATTTTGTTGAAAATCAGCAGTACCTACAGATGTAGCACCATCATTTTCTCTATATATTTTATAAAAAGCTATTGGTAATCCATTTACTTTTCCACTAACAGTTGGCAGACTTACCTCGTCCCAACTTACAAAAGCACTAGCACCTTTAATAACGGCAGTTAAATTATTAGGTGCTGGGGATGGGCTAACAGATACATCTGGATAGTTTGTAATTCCAGTACGACCAATATTGCCAATAGTACCGTTTGCATCTCTAGCAGCAACGAAAAATCTTCTTGATGTTGTGGTATTCAAAACACTATGGTCAACGTCTAACAAATAACTTTCAGAATTTATAACATCTACGTCAACAGCAATACCGAAATTAGTATTATCTGTGGGACTTGATTTAATAATATAATCTTTAATTTTTGTAGCACCCTCCGTAGGTTTTGCCCAAGAAAGTCTTATTTTTGACCCCTCGTAAACGTATGTAATATTAGGTGCTGCTGCTTTAGCAAATACTGCAGTTAAGGTTACATCAGTACTCTCTCTACCTGTTATATCTCTAGCCCTTACTTTAAATGTTTGATCTGTTGACCATGTAACAGGCAAAGTAAAAGTCAATGAGTTTGTTGTAGCTATTACTGATGCTTCTTGTCTTATTTCATACTCTGCAATTGCAAACCTATTACCATTAATTACTGACGCACTCCAATTTAAAATATAATTATCATCTTGATAAGAACCACCTAAAGTAGCAGGGGGATTAGGATTATTAAATGTAATAGTTGTTGTTCTTGCTAATTCACTTTCATTGCCATCATCATCAACGGCTTTAATAGAATATGTTTGACTAGCGTCACCACTTGCTGGAAGTGTGGGGACAACAATTGAAGTAGCTTTGTATTCCCCTAAAAGAGTTCCACTACCATATGTTCCCTCGTAGATTTTATAACCTCTTATATCTAAATCAGCAAAATTAGGATGTGTTGCTACTATTGGAGTCCAAGTTAATACAACACCTAAATTTGCATCTAAAGTTGCACCAAAATCATTATTTACTTGTGATGGTTTTGCGTTTTTACCTACTACTTCAAAGGCTGTTTTAGTTAAAGGTGAACTAGATTTTTTACCTGATGCACTAATGCTTCTAATTTCAAAATCAAAAAATGATTTGCCAGTTGAACTGCTTACGGCTATATCATCAATAGAAAATGTAGGGCTTTGTATTTGTACCATCTGATAACCACTAGAGTCCTTTTGGTATCTCACTTCATAACGATTAACACCAACAACAGGCTTCCAAGCCAATAAGACACGAACTTTTACTTGATCTCTATATTTATAAAGTTGCTCAATTGGATATGTAACACCCCCTGTATCAGTAGCCCAATCACTAGGGCTTGCTGGTATTAAATCTAAATTAGTAACATCTCTATGCTTTATAGTTTCTAATTCTTCTACTGCTGCATATTTTGTTTCGTTATGTAATACGGCTGTAACTGTATAAGTAAAATCATCACCTTCCTCAACAGAGATAATTTTATAAAGTTGTGATTGTATTGCTGCACTTGTTCCAGTCGTTTCTATAACCCAAAAAGATCCGACATTTGGATCAGTATTTTGAAAGGTATCTGTATAATTTGGATTTGGTTGTCTTGTATTATCTAAGAATGGTTTATTACCACTAGCATCATTAATTTTCTTTTCAAATCGATTAACTACTGTAATTGTTTTTTGCGGTGCATTAATACCATTAGCAGCAATAGTTTTTTGACTTATTTGACCGTCAGGCAAAATAACTGACAATAAACCACCTAAGCCTCCACCTAAAGTTGGCAGGTCAACAATATTATCAATACCGATAACACTATTACCGCTATTAGTTGTAACAGATGTTATTTGACCACCCCTACGAACACCTGATTTTACTGGGTCTTGTACTTCAATAATTTGTCCGGGAGTTAATAAAGCACCTGATTGAATAGTGGTGGTAAAAGATACAATGTCTGTTTCAGTTGCTAATGTTGTTAAAAACCATTTAGCTAAACGTCTTGCTTGATGTCTAGAAGTTACACCAAAACTATCAATATTTTTAGTAATAGCTCCGTACTTAAGTAAAGCATCATTGTCAATTACTTGTTCGTAAGCTGCATCACGCAACTCTACGTCAAAATATTTAACTACTATTATTGTTGCTCTTGTTTTTGACCCACTACCAGAATAAGAAAACCCATCATCAGTTACGTTTGCATTAGTAAATAAATATGAGGGGTCTATACCTGCTTTATCTTGAATTAAACTAATGCTGCCTGATACATATAAAGGCATAGCTCTAAATACCGAACATAGGCTATTTATTGTCTTAAATACATCCTGTCTTGTTTGTATATTTACGTTCAAACTAAATCTTGGTTCAGTAATTGTTTGAACTACGCCAGTACCTAATCTGTCTTTAAAAGTAACTAACTCGGACGAATAAACAGACGCAGCGTAAAAACTATAAACATCTAATTGATTTGCTTTTATAAAATCCCCACACCCATATCTTTCAGATGTAAGTAAATCAAACAAACACCAAGCGGGGTCTGTAGTCCATTGTGCCGACCCTAACGTGCCATTAAATACATAATTTGATGGATAAATTATTCTTCCGTTATTTGGGTCAACTGATACTCCATTTGGAATTTTTACTTTGATACCTTTTACCAAATATGACCGTCTAGGTACTGAATTAAATTGTTCAGCATCAATTCTTAAACCAACTATTGCAGAGTTAGGATAATTAAACCTTTGTCCAAAAGTAACTGTGCCACTTGTATTTAAACTTTGTGTATGTTGTGCTTGAAATTTAATATCAGGGTTAGTTGTGTCTAAACTTGTTATAACTAAATTTGTATTATTACTATTATTAAATTCACAACCAATACTATCTCCAACTTCTAATAAATGTGGTGTTGATGATGTAATAGTAATTAAAGTACCAGCACTACCACTTCCGTTATTATGTGTATATGTTCCTGATAAATCATTAGCTTGATGCTTAATTAAAGTGTGTGATGTAACGTAAAATTTACTAACATGACTAATAAAACCGTCATTGTTATTCATAAAAGTAGTATCACTATCTGATGTTCTTTTAACTTTATACCTAACAGGAAAATCACTAGGGCTTAAATTACTTAAGTCAAATACATATTGTTTCTGATATAAGTCTGCTGTTCTCCCTTTAATTTTTTGATCTGCACTTCCATTTATGCCTACAAATGTATATGCACCATTTGCTAATGACCTTGTAAATTGAAAAGTAAATTCTGTACCTTCTGTATCTCCATTATTTTTAATTTTTTGCAAACTAGGAACACTTATTAAAAATAAGACTTGATCTACACTTGTATCAGTAATAGTAAATGTTTGTCCTGTACTGTCTATTTCAACTCCACTTTGTGGATTGGCAATAATATTAGATGCTTTTTCAAAACCCTCTAATACTGGTTGATTAGATGTGCCATGCTCAACTCTTACAATAAGGTCATCAAAATTATTAGTTCCATCAGCGTTTTTTAAAGGGGTATTATTAAAAAATATTGACCGCATCCATGAATTAGTAGCACCACTTACAGGATTAACAAATCCGGGATCGTCTAAACCCGCAATTTCTCCTTCGCTTATAAGATCAACAATATGACCAAAAGACCTGCTATTTAATGAGTCAGGGTCAGTAGATGGTGTACGAGAACCACCTCCACCTCCTTTTCCTCCTCCACCACCATAACCAGCAATAAATTTATTCATTATGCTTCAATATCATTTGTTTCAATTTTAGTTGATATAGGAATAGACCCCACTAACGTCTTTCCATATACAACAGGAATTGCTGTTCCACTTCTAGTAGTTTGCTGCACCCCACTAAAAGAGAATGATTTTATAGGGTCAGATTCATCATCTGGCAATTCTGGTGTAGGTGTTAAAAGACCTGCAACACCACTTAAAATTAATAATAAACCTAGTTTCCCAGCTAATGCACTTACATTTAAAGAACCAAACATTAAAGAACCTGCAGTTTTACCAAAAATACTTTGTCCAAATACAGCAGTTCCACCACCTGTAAACATTGCGAATCCTATAAGTGCCACACCCGCTATTATTTTTCCAACATTACCAGCACCAGCAACAACAGGAATTATCTTTACATCTAGTCCACCACTTGGAAAGTCTAGTAAATCTTCATCAATATTATAATCACCGATAAAAACTTGATAATTTTTATTTAAAATATGTTTATCTAAACCAATAAAATTACTCCTTAAAAAACGTATTGCATCTATTGGTCTATTTATTACAGCTTCAAACTCATTTTGTCCATTACAAAATTCTGCTAAGTCTCCATATAATTTTAATTTACTTAACATAACGCAACCTCTTTCCAGTACATTTTACAAGCCATTCCCCATAAAAATCTTTTGAACTAAGTCTACCCTCTATATGATGTAATACCATCTGCTGTGGCAATAAAAATACACCAACATGATTTAGACCTTGACTATTAATTGAGAATAATAAACTATCACCTGGTCATGCTAAAGTTTTAGTTGGATTAGAAAACTCAATATTTCTAGCTAAGAAAATAATAGAAAAAAAATTGTCTGTAAGACAAGCAGAAAATTTAGTTAGGATTTTCAAGACTAGCAGGACAGCAAGAATTAATAAAAAAGATCCAAATTTAAATCAATTAGAAAACTCTTTAAGAGAAAAGATAGGACTTAATGTTCATATTAAAAACAAAAAAAACAACTCAGGTTCGATACTTTTTGAATATAAAGGTTTAGATCAATTAAACAAACTT